CTTTAACCAAGAAGCAAGAACCAAGTTGTACCTAGGTGACCGGGGGAAGATCATCCTAGGTTTGGGGTCCTTGGAACTCGACAGCTTCTCAGCCTTCAGAAACGCTCTAAGATAGATGTCCGACGAACGCAACGGACCATCCACCCTCAACGAGCGCTCTGCCTCGAGGTACCTACGGCGCAACAAACCACTATACGATTGCGCCGTTTCCAGGTAGCTCCATCGTTGCCCGCCGTACGCCCTAACAAGCTTGCAAAGCTTGCCAAAGACAACCAAAGGTGCCTCCCCAAGAGGGGCGGACGCCGGGTGTGGAAGAGGAGCCAGAGACCGCCAAGCCAAAGCAGCGATCTCATTGTGTGCGCAGTTCGCGTGAACTCCGGGGACCCAGGTACCTGGCAGCCCCGTCCTCCACGCGACCCACATTTGGCGTCTCTGGCGGCAACCATCACAGGCCAGATCAACGCGTCCAGCCTCCAAGGAGGCACCATCACAAAGGGGAGTCGGAACCCAACCTTCACAACGGCCGAACGTCGCGACCGGCCCTGCCTAAGCAGATGACCACCAGAGGGGGGGAGAAGGCCCGCCGGCAAGTCTGTCAAGGGAACGACGCTCCCGAGGCGAAACCTGCCACGCCATGTCAAACGAGCCAGAAAGACCCGCCCAACAGAGGTCACTAGACAGTGACTTCCCCTTGTACCACTCGACGGCACGAGACCGAAGAGCACCCACAAGGGTGGCGCTGCGCTCGCGGAGGAACGCATAGGCTGCGAGCGAAGAAACAAGGGCGGGGAATATAACATCCCGGGAGCCGTCCGCTAGCTCCACCACGAGATATGCCTCAGAGCACAACTCGCCGGATCCCCTGTCCTTCGCTTGGACGGATCCCCCACCAAGGATCCTTGCCCCGCCTTCGAGATGGCTGAGGATGAGGTTGGTGCCGAGAGAAAACTCAGCCGAGGGGAGGTCTGGAGTCCACCGCCCTCGAACAAAGCGTCCCACGACACCGGGAGCCACACCCAAAACAACCTCGAGACGACGAACCCAAACGGCTCGTCGACGGGGCCTGGCACACAAGTGCGCCGAGACCGGGACAGAGCGAAACTCTGACCTGACCTCTATACCGTCCTCGGTAAGCGAGCCCTCTGAACCTTTGGGTTGTCCAAACCCATCGGTCTCTACCCAGGCTGGGACACCTGGTGCAACTTCCCGCGAGGACCTTCGGGAAGCGGGCCACAACAGACCAAACAAGAACCAAAAGGGACTTGCAAAGACCTGCGGAGCCAAAAAGAGAGAAAAGAGAAACGTGGACCACAACACGACAACAAGGCGCGCAACGGCCACCAAAGCAGCAGCTAGTGCCCCCAAAACGCACAGCCACACCACCGCCCACAACAACCAAACATTCAACCACGCCCAACCAACCGCCACCTGGGCAGCCTCCCCACCAAGGTCGTGTCTAACCCACCACGGTTCCTCCGAAAGCCAAATATCTAGAGACGAGGTTTGTAAAGGTGTTGCCATCAATAGATATTTGTAGGTGCCCCTCCGGGGCCAGGCCAGTAGGCTAAGATTTAAGCGAGGCATCTAACTGGGTCATCTCGCTGGAAGCTATCCGTGCCTGGACAACAACGTGGCCGGAGCAAAGCATTCTACAGGGCTCCTACTGGCGAGGGCCTTAGCACACCCACGCAACAAGCTGCATTTTAGCCACCACGATGTTGAGGGATCCACGGTCAAACCTCGGGCCG